TATTGAGGGTTTCAAATGGGACAAAGACACTCACTATGTTATTGCCTTTGGTCAAGAGCAGGTAGGACTTCCAAAGGAAGTGATGCAAATGTGTGCAAATCTGCTTTATATCAAGCAGTATGGATCGGTGCGTAGTCTAAATGTAGGAACGGCATCTGGTATTGTTATGTATGATTATTGTTCAAAAGTAATGTAAATATAAAGGGAATATAAAGGGATTGTGGTGTAATGGCAGCCACGACGCACTTAAAATGCGTTGCCAAACGGCGTGCGGGTTCGACTCCCGCCAATCCCATTGGGATTCATATATAGATGTGGAGGTTTGTAACCATGCCATATAAAGATCCAGAACAAAGAAAACAACACAGAAAAGATTATTATCAAAAAACAAAAAAACAAGCACACGAATACTACAGTCAAAACAAACAAAAGTATCGTGAAAGAAATCTAAAAACTAGAAGTAGAAATACAGAATTTGTAAACCAATACAAATTAGAAAAAGGTTGCAATAAATGTGGATATAAAGAATATGCGTGTGCTTTAGATTTTCACCATCTTCATTCTAAAAACGAAAATGTAGCAAGGCTAAGCAAATCTTGTCATTCTTTAGAATCTTTAACAGAAGAAATGAATAAATGTATTGTTCTTTGTGCTAATTGTCATAGAGTGCAACATTATATCTTAGATTAATTAATTAAACTTGTCTGAGTGGTGAAATTGGCATACACGATTGATTCAAAATCAATTGCTTCACGGCATGTGGGTTCGACCCCCACCTCGGACATTCCTTTGTGGTGAAACGGTATCACTGGAGATTTTGGTTCTTCGTTTCTTGGTTCGAATCCAAGCAAAGGAATTGAATATATAAGAAAGGAGGCATCTGATGTTTGTATCTAAACTATTGACACTACATAATCAAATTCGTATTTTTCATTGGCAGACTAAATCTTATGCAGAACATCAAGCACTTGGTGGTCTATATGAATCGCTTGATGATTTGATTGATACTTTTGCAGAGACATATTTTGGTAAATACGGTCGTATTCGAACAGATTCTTCTTTTGATATTTCATTAGCAAATTATGAACCAGCTACTCCACTAGAAGTAGTCGATAATGCTATAAATTATTTGATTAATGAACTTCCAAAGGGACTACAATCATCTGATACTGACCTTTTAAATATTCGTGACGATATGCTTGGTGAATTACACAAGACCAAGTATCTCTTGACTTTGAAATGATGCGGATGTAGCTCAACGGTAGAGCTTTAGATTTCCAATCTAAATGTTGCGAGTTCGAATCTCGTCTTCCGCTTGAGGATGATTACCCAAGCAGCAACGGGGGCAGACTGTAAATCTGCTGTCTTAGACTTCGTAGGTGCAAGTCCTTCATCATCCATTATGCAATTAAAAGATAATGAAGACCGTTCTATGATTTATGCCTATTTTTTAGGTCTAATAACCGCCGTTGTGTTCATGGTAACATTTTTTTTAATTATTGAATATCTTCTCTGATAGCTCAGCAGGTAGAGCGGCGAGCTGTTAACTCGCAAGTCACTGGTTCGAATCCAGTTCAGAGAGTTTTTAAACATTCATTGTTTTAGTGCTTGACACTAAAAGTTCAATGAGTATAATTATTCACATAGCAAGTGCAAGTAAAAGCACACCTTGAAAACAGTTTCAACGATGTAGTTGAGCGGAGGTAAAATTGCTTAATATGCCACTTAGTGGCAGAAAATTTTTAACTATGTCAAATTTTATTGACATTACTACTGTAAGTTTGAAGACTTTTGAAAACTTCAAGTTGGGTGAATTGGCATCAGGGTCTGTTCCAGGCGTCACGATTGTTGACCGCAAAGAAATTGATTTTGATGATATCTTCTTTCAGAATGATGGCACCAATGAGGTCCGAGAAGATAAGGCAAATGAAGTCGCCATTAAGGGTCTAAAGGCAGATTTTGAAACCCGAGGTTGGTGTATTGGTCAACCCCTTCCATGTGTCATTGCTAATGATGGCACAGAGATGAAGAAATATAATAATAAGAAGTATCGACTTGTTCAGGGACACCACAGGTCAGAAGCAATGATGTCATTGGGTATGGAAAAGTTTGTTTTTAACATTATTTCTGCAAAGAAGAATGGCAAGTTTTCCCGTGATTCGGTCATCAATTTTTATAGTCTAAAGTCTAATGTGGATCATCTTGTACAAACAAAGGCTACAAAGTATGATGTTGCAAAGGTGATTGCATCTGGCATCAGTGATGGAACCTTTATTGATAAGTATGGTGAAGTAGATGAAGATGAGATTCGTCATACTATTTCAATGAATCCTGATTATATTTCTTTCACAAAATCCGATGCGACTTTGACTGAAATTATTAGAATTGCACAACAGAGGCAAGGTAGAACTGATGTTGTTATTCGCACTCAAAAGGAATTCAAGAGGGCTTTGAAGTCTGGTGGAAATGAAATTCTAAATAAATTTGGAAAGGGAGAATATCATTTGTTTGATTGTTCCGATCCAACCCGAGGTTATGGTCGAATGATTGCTGATTATTCTGAAACTGGTCGGCGTCAAAAGATTGTATTTAATGTTAATGACTTTCAGACTCAAGATGAAAATGATTTGAAGAAAAAGAGTCGAGCACTTATTCGTGATCTTGATAATTGCTATAATACTGCAATCCGTGCATACGATTTGAGTGGATCTGGCAAAAATATTCGCCCAAAGAATAAGATTTATGAAGTTATTGGATTTGCGGCTGCAACTCTTGATGAGATTGCTTCTGGACGAGATATTATTCCAGTGGACGAACGACTCAAGACCAATCTTACTACACCACATACCACTTCGGTTAAGATTGTTGGAAAGAAAGTAGCAACCAACAAACTTAATAATATTCTTAATCTAGAAGAGTAAAACTCTAGCCACCTTAGCTCAGCGGTAGAGCCATGCTTTTGTAAAGCATAGGTCGTGAGTTCGAATCTCACAGGCGGCTTTTATGAAAAGCAAAATTAAATTAAAAATCGACAATAAGGTTTGGACAATCAAAATAGTCGATCCTAAATATCTCCCAGAGTCCTATGGTGAGTGTGATGATGCTTATGACCATACAATTAAAGCTCCTGAGATTTGGATAAGAAATGACCTTAATACGAAAGATACGCTTGACACTTTGGTACATGAAGTTTTGCATGCATCTCGCCCTGAGCTCTGTGAAGAAGCAGTTGGAAACACTGCATCTATAATTTCTGAAGCTATAATTAAAATGTTTGGAGATAAAAATGGTAAATACCTTAAGACTAAAACACTTGAAAGAAATAACTGAAGACGCAATATCAAAATATTCTGAAGATATACATTGCGCTGGTTGGTATGTGGATGTAGAGTATGAAGTTCTTGATGTGATTAGAAATAAAGACAACAGGATTTCTTTTTTCAAAGAATATCAAGTAAATGCCATGAATGATTTAATTCGTGATGGTTATTGGATTCGTTGGAAAGATACAGACCTTGGGGAAAGAGATATAGTTTTGTACAGATTGGATACAAAATGAATAGTTATACTGCGGGACAGGGATACAAAGACGGATATCAAGACCGAATGATGGGAAAAACAAATAGGTCAGTTATTTCATTAGAACCCGATTCCCCATATTGGGAAGAATATAAAATTGGATATTCTGAAGCTTCACGGAGAATTTTAGAGGATGCACGAAGTAAAGTTGATACTCGTGACTTTTTAATTGAATGATATACTTCATAAGTGACACACACTTTAACCACAACAACATTCTTAAATACACCGACCGTCATCTTATCTACGAAAATGTAGCAGAGATGAATAAGTCTCTTATTGAGAATATTAATTCGGTGGTTACAAAGAAAGACACCCTGTACCATCTTGGTGATTTTTGCATGGATAGAAATATTCATTGGCTAAAAAAAACAAATGAAATTCTTGACCATCTAAAATGCAAGAGTATTCATTTAGTTCTTGGAAATCACGATCCAAAACCAACTTCTGAATTTCTTAAGAAGGCAAAATTTAAAAGTGTAAATACTTATCTTGAACTCAACTACAAGAAAAACGGTATCTGCCTTTCTCATTATCCTCTTCACACATGGAATAAATCCTGTCCAATAAATCTTCATGGTCATTGCCATGGAAAACTTGGATTTATCACAAAACCAAGAGAGGGTGAATTTATGAGATTTGATATTGGTGTTGACTCTGAAAGTTTAAACTATAAACCAATAGCGATAGAGAGAATTCTTGAACTTTATAATCTGCACAAGTAATCCTTGTGCGGATTTTTTATTGATGTATAATTGTGAACGAGGATTAAATGTCAAAAGACTACAGTAAGATGACAAACGACGAATTATTGTCGTTGAAGAAACAATTTGAATATGACATTTCAAAATATCATAACTTTCAACTTGTTCGTAAGATTCAACTTAATTCAGCATACGGCGCTATTGGAAACGAATGGTTCCGATATTATTCAACTGAACTCGCAGAGGCAATCACTCTGTCTGGTCAGTTGTCTATTCAATGGATTGGACAAGAACTTAACAGATACATCAACAAGATGGTAGGCACTGCTGATTTTGATTATGTTGTGGCGTCAGACACTGATTCTGTTTATCTTTGCCTTGATGCAATTGTCAAGAAGATTTATCCTAACAAGGGTCTTTTTGATGGTAAACCAGTTTCCTTGCCTGATAATAAAACCGTTGTTGATTTCTTGGATAAGTTTGCAGAGGAAGTGGTTGTTCCATTCATTGATAAGAAGTTTGAAGAACTTGCAAATCTTATGAATGCGTATGAGAATAAGATGAAGATGGGTCGAGAAGTCATCGCAAACAAGGGTGTATGGACTGCCAAGAAGCGATATATGTTGAATGTTTGGGATTCAGAAGGAGTTCGTTATACTTCTCCTAAATTAAAAATCATGGGTATTGAGACTACCCGAAGCTCTACACCGAAGGTTGTGCGAGAAGAGTTGGAAAAAGCAATTGATATCATATTAAACAAAGACTGCAATACGCTTATCGAATATGTTCAAAACTTCAAAACTCGGTTTATGAAAATGCCAATGGAAGTTATTGCATTTCCTCGTTCCGTGAATGGAATGGATAAGTATGCAGACCCATATCAAATCTATAAGAAATCTACTCCTATTGCGGTCAAGGGTGCTTTGATTTACAATCACCACATTCAAAAACTAGGACTAGATAAGAAGTATAGAATGGTTGGTGAAGGTGAGAAGATTAAATATCTTCATCTAAAGAAACCAAATCCTCTTGGTGGATTTAAGGGTGAAGACCAGGTACTATCGTTTCCTTCAGTAGTACCAAAGGAATTCAAAATTGAAGGATATGTGGATTACAACATGCATTTTGAGAAGTCGTTTATTGACCCTCTCTCCACAATTGTAAATGCAATCGGTTGGCAAATGGAACAAAAGTCAACACTTGAAAGTTTATTTGAATGAGGTAAATTATGTCTGATATTTTAAATTCATTGATTAAAGAGTCTGGTAATAAGTATGCATCACTAGTTTCAAATGGTCTTCCTGGCAGCGATGTTGAGAAGTATTTGGATACTGGTTGTTATATTTTGAATGCTCTTCTTTGTGGTGATATTCATGGAGGGATTCCTGACAATAAAATTATTGCTTTGGCAGGAGAACAAGCTACTGGTAAAACTTATATTACAATGGGAATTATTTCAAAGTTCTTGAATGATAATCCCGAAGCGTTTGTTCTTTATTTTGATTCAGAACAAGCAGTAACATCTGATATGTTTAAGTCACGCGGAATCGACCCAGACAGAGTTGCAGTATTCCCTGTAGGAACTGTTGAAGAGTTTAGAAAGCAAGCAATCACGATTGTTGATAAGTATCTTGAACTTCCAAAAGAGAAACAAAAGAAGATGATGATTGTTCTAGATTCTTTGGGTATGTTGTCAACTTCTAAAGAAATGACTGATACTGCCGAAGGTAAGGAAGTTCGAGATATGACCAGAGCACAAGTAATCAAAGCTACTTTCCGTGTTTTAACGGTAAAGTTAGGATTTGCAAAGATTCCTATGCTTCTAACAAATCATACTTATGATGTTGTTGGTTCCTATGTTCCGATGAAAGAAATGGGTGGTGGTACTGGACTAAAGTATGCCGCGTCTGTTATTGTTTATCTTTCAAAGAAAAAGGATAAAGATTCATCGGGTGAAGTAATCGGAAATATTATTCATTGTAAACTACACAAGGGAAGATTTGCAAAAGAGAATCAAATGGTAGATGTTCGTTTGAATTACGAAACAGGACTCGATCCATATTATGGTCTTATTGACTTAGCACTAAAGCATGGTATACTGAGTAAATCGGGAACACGAATTGAATTTCCAAATGGAGTCAAGGTATTTGAGAAGAATATTTATGAAGATCCGTCAAAATATTTTACTAAAGAATTGATGGATAAAATTAACGAAGCTGCTTCTAAGGAATTCAAATACGGTTCAGATACAATGGAAACAGATTATGAACTTTAATACAAATTTAGTTGTTATAACAAAAGATGGAAGTTGGTATAGGATTGGTGAATGTGCAATCTGTTTGATAACAGATGAAGAATACAAAAAATTAGTAGACGGCATTAATCCAAAAGAAATTTCTGCTGTTGCTCAAATGGCGCTAAAGACAACTACACACATGGATATTGGTGCATTACTTTGGTAGAAGAACTTATACTTCATAATCTTATTAAAAATGATTCTTATTCTAGAAAGGTTCTTCCCTTTTTACAGAAGGAATATTTTCTTGATAAGATTGAGCGTTTGATTTTTGAAACTGCTCAACAATATATTGTAAAATACGGTAATCTTCCTACAAAGGAAGCATTAATTATTACTCTTGATAAAAATAAAGGATTATCAGAGAAAGAAAATAAAGATATATTGAGTACCTTGGATGAGATATGTAAAAATACAGATTCATGTGATTTAGATTGGCTTATTTCAGAGACAGAAAATTTTTGCAAAGAAAAGGCAGTATATAATGCGATAATGGAATCCATCAATATTATTGATGGAAAATCTTCAAATACAAAAGGTGCTATTCCTGATATTCTGAGCAAAGCACTGGCTATTTCTTTTGACCCAAATATCGGACATGATTATATTGAGGATTACTCAAAACGATATGATTTTTATCATACCATTGAGAAGAAGATTCCATTTGATTTGGAGTATTTCAATCTAATTACAAAAGATGGAGTAACTGCAAAAACTTTGAATGTTGTTATGGCGGGAACTGGTGTTGGCAAATCGTTGTTCCTATGTCATCATGCAGCATATTGTCTGAAGAACAATATGAATGTTCTTTATATTACATGTGAAATGGCAGAAGAAAAGATTGCAGAAAGAATTGATGCAAATATTCTAGACACAAATCTAGATGACCTTCGTGATATGAGTAAGACAATCTATGAAAAGAAGATTCAAGCAATTGCCTCTACTTCAACTGGTAAACTTATCATCAAGGAATATCCAACAGGAACTCCAAATGCCAATCACTTTAGATTTTTACTTGACGAGCTAAAACTAAAGAAGAAGTTTAAACCTGATGTTATTTTTATTGACTATTTAAACATCTGTGCCTCTTCTAGAATAAAGAAAGGAAGGGAAAATTCATATGAATATGTCAAGGCAATTGCAGAGGAAATCCGAGGATTGGCTATTGAATATAACTTACCAATCTTTACTGCAACACAAACCAATCGTTCGGGATATGGAAATACTGATGTTGACTTAGAGAACACTTCAGAGTCCTTTGGATTGCCTGCTACTTGTGACTTTATGTTTGCTTTGATTTCTACAGATGAATTAGATGAATTGAATCAGATACTTGTCAAGCAATTGAAGAATCGTTATAATGACAAAGCAAAAAACAAGAAGTTCATTGTTGGTATTGAGCGTGGAAAAATGAAATTGTTTGATGTTAAGAAAGAAGACCAAGCAATCATAAATTCTGGTGAAAAGAAAATTCAAGAGTTCTTTGAACCTAAGAAAGAAAAGAAAGAAGTAGACGGTTGGAATAATCACAAGAAGAAAAATTTTGATGATTGGAATATCTAATGTCGCTTTATATTGATAAAAAATATATCAACCTCATGTCAAGCTCACTTCAAAGATTTAAGTGGACTAGGGAAAATCTTGCTAATTGTAGATGTCCTCTGTGTGGCGATTCAGACAAAAGCAAAGTAAAGGCTAGAGGATATTTTTATCAAAAGGGAAATGACTATTTTTATCGTTGTCATAATTGTGGTATAGGGCATAACATTTATAATATGTTAGATAGAGTCGTGCCAAATCTTTGCAAGCAGTATGCTCTTGAAAGATACACAATTGGTGAGAATGGAAATTCCAATTACAAAAAACCAACAAATGAAGAACTTTATCCATTCAAAGAAAAGATAGAGTTTGATACAATTAAAAATTATACACCAATAGAAGAATTGCATGGCAATCATAGTTGTGTTAAGTATCTTAATCGAAGAAATATTCCAAAAAGTCGTTGGGATGATTTTGGATATACTTCAAACTTTGGTGAGTTTGCCAAACAATTCAATGAAAACTATTCATTCGGTGATGAAAAAAGACTAATCATATTTGTAAGAGATGAGAATGGCAACATAATTGGAGCTCAGGGTCGTTCCTTCATCGACAATAAAAATATTCCAAAGTATATTACTATAAAAAAGAATGACGATATGCAACTTTTATTTGGAATCGACAAAATTAAAAAAGATTTGCCAATTACTGTGGTGGAAGGGCCAATAGATAGCATTTTCCTACCAAATGCAGTTGCATGTCTTGGGCTGGGAAAATTTCTTGACATGGCAGAAAAATATTCCAATGCTATCTTTGTGGTAGATAATGAACCAAGAAACAAAGAAGTTGTAAATACTCTAGAACTTCTGATTGATAAAAATGTAAAGGTTTGTGTTTTTCCTCCAAATATACAGGGAAAAGATATAAACGAAATGTGTAACTTAAATGGTAAAGCAAATGTATTGAAGATGATTTCTGAAAATATTTTCAGAGGACCAAAAGCAAAACTTATTTTAAATTATTGGAAAAAAATATGAACAAAACTGATGTGCTTGATAAAGGATTTGTTTCCTTGATTGATTATATGGGCAGTGATTTAACTGTTGTGAATGCGGCAAGAGTATCATTTAACAAGGAAAGTGAATGGGAAGAGCAGGATGGATTGACATTTCTTTCAATCAAGGACGAGAAACTAATCAAGTATCTTGCTAAAAATAATCATTGGACACCATTTGCTCATCCTGTTATTTCATTGAGAATCAAAGCACCAATCTTTGTTCGCACACAACTTTTTAAACATAAAGTTGGATTCACCGAGAATGAAATTTCTAGGCGATATGTTACATTTGATGCAGAAGTTTATAATCCGCATTGGAGAGATGCACCAAAAGATGGAGCAAAACAAGGTTCCTCTGGTTTTAGCATCTACAATAAAAGCGCAGATGATGTATTTAATTCATCTGTTGAAAAATCAATTGCAGCATATAAAAGTTTATTGCACCTTGGGATTGCGCCCGAACAGGCTCGTTCAGTTCTTCCTCAAGGAACATATACTGAATGGTGGTGGACCGGCTCATTGTCTGCATATGCAAGAGTATATAAACAAAGAATAGATGCTCATGCTCAATGGGAAGTTCAGCAATATGCAAAAATCATTGGTGAAATTATAGAACCTTTGTTTCCAGTATCATGGAAGGTTCTAACAGAAAGTATAAATACTTGACATCTCAAAAGGAGAAACTATGAGTGATGATGTAAATCTTCCTACCTCTTATCAACAATTTATCCATCTTTCGCGTTACAGCAGATGGTTAGAAAGTGAGAAGAGGAGAGAAACTTGGAGCGAAACTGTAAATCGCTATTTTGATTTTTTTGAAAAGAATTTAAAGGGCAATAGAAATTTTACAGTTACCCCTGAACTTAGAAAAGAATTACAAGATGCTGTTTTAAATTTGGAAATTATGCCATCCATGCGCGCATTGATGACCGCAGGAGAAGCTTTGGAAAGAGACAATACGGCAGGATATAATTGCTCGTATGTATCTGTAAACAATATTCGTGCATTTGATGAAATACTTTATATTTTAATGTGTGGTACTGGTGTAGGATTTAGTGTGGAGCGTCAATATGTGGAAAAACTTCCTACAATCGCTGAACAATTTACTGATTCTGAAACCATTATTGCTGTACAGGACAGCAAGATTGGTTGGGCTAAAGCGTATAGAGAACTCGTATCCCTTCTTGTTGGAGGTCAAATTCCAAAATGGGATATGTCTAAAATTCGTCCTGCTGGAGCTCGACTCAAAACCTTTGGAGGTAGAGCTTCGGGGCCAAGACCTCTCAACGATTTATTCAAATTCACCGTGGAAACTTTTACAAGAGCGGCGGGAAGAAAACTTACTTCCATCGAATGTCACGATATTGTTTGTAAGATCGCGGAGATTGTCGTTGTCGGAGGCGTGCGCCGTTCTGCGCTTATTTCTCTGTCCAACCTCACAGACGAGAGAATGCGAGAAGCTAAGACAGGAGCTTGGTGGGAGTCTAATCCTCAACGAGCCTTGGCAAATAATTCAGTTGCTTATAAGGAAAAGCCAGAAATTGGAACTTTTATGGAAGAATGGGTGTCTCTCTACAAAAGTAAAAGTGGAGAACGAGGCATTTTTAACCGTGAAGCGTGCAAAAAAACTGTTGCGAAATTAGGAGACAGAAGAAATCCAAATCACGACTTCGGAACAAATCCTTGCTCTGAGATTATTCTTCGTGATAAACAATTCTGTAATTTAACAGAAGTGATTGTTCGTAAGGAAGATGACATAGATTCTCTTCGTAGAAAAGTTCGTCTTGCGACAATTCTTGGAACTTGGCAAGCAAGTTTGACACACTTCCCATATCTTTCTTCCTCTTGGAAAAAGAATTGTGAAGAAGAAGCATTACTTGGAGTTTCACTAACTGGTATACTAGACAATCCAATGATGCGCTCATCTGATGTAGGAAATTCATTAATTATTTTGAAGCAAGTAGCAATTGATACAAACAAGGAATGGTCAACAAAGATTGGAATTAATCCTTCTGCCTCCATTACTTGTGTAAAACCATCGGGCACTGTATCACAGCTTACAGATGCTGCATCAGGCATTCATCCTCGTCATAACGAATATTATATTCGTACTGTTCGTGCGGATAGAAAAGACCCATTATGTCAGATGATGATGGATATGGGATTTCCAAATGAACCATGTGTAATGAAACCAGACCATACTATGGTATTTTCTTTCCCCATGAAAGCAGAAGGTTCTATAACACGAGATGATTTATCAGCAATTGAACATTTAAATTTATGGTTAACATATCAACGATACTGGTGCGAACACAAGCCCAGTATTACTATTACAGTCAAAGAACATGAATGGATGGAAGTTGGTGCTTGGGTGTATAGACACTTTGATGAGATATCAGGTATCTCATTTCTTCCACACTCGGACCATTCATATCGACAAGCACCATATCAGGACTGCACCAAGGAACAATATCTTGAGGAATTAAACAAAATGCCAAAAGATATTGATTGGTCAAACTTATCCAAATATGAGAAAGAGGATAAGACGACAGGCACACAGACATTCGCTTGTAGCGGAGATAAGTGTGAACTAGTAGATTTAATTAATTAAGGAGAATAGATGAAAAATTCAATTAAAACAGCGTTAGTAGCATTCGTAGCACTTTTTGCAAATACCTTTGTTGTTGCACAGGAAGTTCAACCAGCAAAGTGTGATACATTCAAGATGAATCTTGTGGAGAATGTATCTTTCTATAATTTTGATGATGGTCAAATTGTTGAATCCAGAACAAATCTAGATTTTAAACTTGACGATAATATTAAGGTAGATGTTTCTCTTCCCCTGTATAATGAAGTATTGGATACTAATTCATCAACTGGAGTTGGTGATGTTGATGTTACCTTCACTTTACAAAATGTTGCAACCATTTATAAAGTTTCTGTTGACCTGATTGCAGGCGTCGGAATTCCCCTTGGTGGAGATTATTCATCCAGCGAAGCAGTTTTTGCTTTCGGTGGTGTAGTTTCATATAAGTGGGATTCTTTTTCAATTTCCCAAACTGCAAAATATAATTTTGTAAATGATTATACTTATGTTCCAATTTTAGGTGGATTTATATATGATAATATGTTTGAAGGTAATACAAAATTTTCATATGCAGCTAGTGATGTTTTTAATGTGTCAGCAAATGTAGGTCAATATTATACAGATGGACAAAGTACAATTACTGCTGGTCCTTCATTGACTTACACTGTGACAAATAATATTGATATTCATGGTGGTGTAGATTTTGTTCTGAATGATAATTTAGACCTTGAAGATATGGATACCGTGGTTTCTTTCGGAGTCGGGTTTAAATTCTAATCATACTCAACTAAAATATTGATAATATCCCCCGTTCCGAGCGGGGGATATTTATTTATAAATAATATGGAGGATTATATGCATAATAACAAAAGAAGAGTATTGTTTATAGTAAAACAGAGATATTGTTATGGTGAGCAAACCAATGCTTATGGTCTTTATAATTCATGCGATTTTATTTCTAGATATCTGAATGAAATAGGAGTTGAATCTAAGGTTGTTTCAGTAATTGATAATAATTCTATAGACAGAGAAGTAAGTTTATATAAACCAACCGATGTATTCATAGAAGCTCTTTGGGTTGTCCCTGAAAAATTCAAAATTTTATCCAATTTACATCCAAATGTTAAATGGCATATAAGACTTCACTCCAAAACTTCATTCATAGCTACCGAAAATATAGCTTTTGAGTGGATAAATTCATATATGAAATTAAGAAGAAATGGAATAGATATAAACTTAAGTGCGAATAGTGAAGATTTTTTTGACGATCTCCGTACCCTTTTTGATGAAGCTTGTGTCAATTTTTCTCCAAACATATATTATCCAAGTAAACCAAATAATTTATGTCGTTATAACGAATTTAAAAAATATGATGATGAAATTCATATTGGTCTTTTTGGTGCTTTAAGACCATTAAAGAATCACTTAAAACAAGCAATGTGGGCCATTGAATATTCTAACAAAAATGAAGTACCTATTGCAGTTCATATAAATGCATCAGAACATGAAATATTAAATAGCAATACATCTTCTGTATTGAAAAATATCAAAAATTTATTTTTAAACACAAATAATAATTGTAGATTGATACAGCATCCTTGGTATCCTCACGCAAAATTTTTAAATTTAGTGTCAAAAATGGATATGGGACTTCAAGTTTCTTTTTCAGAAACTTTTAATATAACAGCAGCAGATTTTGTGTATATGGGTGTTCCTATCGTAGTATCAGAAGAAGTAAAATTTGTTAATCCATTTAGCAGGGTTGAGAGTTCTATTTCAAATGAAGAAATAGTTAATGTAATGAATCTATCTACATCTTTTGTTTCTTGTGGATTGAATACAATGAATAAATATTTATTGAATCGTAGTAATGTTAATTCGGAAAAAGCATGGAAAAAATTATTAATAGCATAAGGAAAACATATGAAAACTATTTTATCTTTTATCGTTTATTTATTTCTAACTCTGTCGACCATGGCACAAACTACATGGAGTCCACCAACACAAGTTCCACAACCAGATGGAACAATTCAATTAGTTCCAGTTCCGCCAGCAATTGTTTATACTCCATATTTCATCGACCCAACGATGCAGTATCAGGTGTATTTAACTAGTCAATGGACAAACAAGAGTTGGAATGGTGGAACAAAGAATGGTCTTACTGCTTTTAAAAATCAAGTTATTACTGTAGATATTCTTGCAATGCCCTATGCTAAGACCAAAGTTGTGGATGGTAAGACCGTTTATCTATGGAGTATTTACCGTTCTACCGATGCGGTCATTCAATATGACCATACTCGTTTAGAATTACTACCAGTAGAAACAACACCAGAATCTCAAGGAAACGGATTTGATTCAGCAGTAATGGATGCAACCAAGTCAAAATATACATTACTTAGTGATGGTTTATTTGTGTTTCATAGCGAAGCTCTTAAAGTTCCAGAAGTAAGAACTAAGGCACAGTATTATCAATGGAATTTTGATGGATATATGTGGCAAGCAGCTTATCGTAAACTTGGGCAAATAAAGTTTAAAGTTAAAGATGACTATTACCTTCCGACAAAAGGATATCAAAAATCTTTTGTTCGTCTATTGCCATTTACAATACATCAAGGAAATACCATTTATACTAAAGTAGATGGTAGTCCAACAATTGGTACAAATGTATTTAAAGATATTCATACTGAATGTGAAGGTGTAGTATTTGGCGCGCCACCAGACTATAAAGTTGCACATTATCTTACTGCTCCAGTTACTCAGTTTAAAGTGGGTGATATTGTTCCAGTAAAAATTATGATTAAACCAGAAACAAAACCACAATGGATTTCATCTGTGGCAACAAATTTTATATGGGACAATAATATTGTTGAGTTTGTTGGATTAGATAAAACTGGTGCTTTGGCAAGTATGGATAACTCACTTCCGCAAGTTGGTCCAACAAACATTAATGAAGCACTTGTTCCAAAAGATGGTAATGCATCTCATGTTTGGTTAAGTCCTCTTACTAATAAAAACTATCTTGATAAAGAAGCACTTATTGTAACTCTTAAATTTAAGGTGCTTGTTAATTTTAATACAACAACAATTCAAATTGCAAAACAAAATGATGCTAGATTAGTTGGATTATGGGTTCCAGAAGAATCCAGACCAATTGGTAGCAACATTCCAGGCGTTGGTGTTCTTGGAACACAAACACCTTCAGTTACAATCAACGGAATTATTCCATAATGTATAACTATTTGATAAAAGAAATTATAAAGGTAATTGATGGGGACACTATTGATATTATACTTGATGTAGGTTTTAATATATCAACAAAACAAAGAATCAGAATAAATAGAATAGACACTCCAGAAACAAATAGTAAAAACATTCAAGAAAAACAGTTAGCTCTAGAAGCAAAAGAATTTGTTGCAATGTGGTTAGTTAATCAAAATAAATTAACCATAAAAACATTAAAAGATGATAAGTATGGAAGAATGTTAGGTGAAATTTTTAATGAACGCGGTGAGTGTTTGAATGACATTCTTCTAGAAAAGGGATATGCTTGGGAATATGATGGTGGAGAAAAATCAAATAATATCAACACTCTTTTAGAGAAAAGAAAGAATGTTTAAAAAAACAATATTAATCATAATTGAGTTTATTGAAAATTTATTTAAGAGAACAAATATGGCAAAACCTCAGTCAATCGTATCAAATTCTCCGTTATCAAAACCACCTTTTAATTCAAGAATTGTTTTACCATCTGGAACATTATCTCCAAATCCAATTCAAGGTGATGTTAGGCAACCTATTCCAACAAATGAAATTTCATTTGAAGAAAAATATAATAAGGTTTTTAATTATTTAATTTCAAGATATGAGCCAACTTGGACAAATGTATCCGATGAACAAGGAAAACTTGCAACAATATCTGCATTGGGTGTTCAAGAATCTAAAAATCCATTTGATGGAAGCGATCCAATAGCGGATCAACTTTTTAGATACACAACAATAAATCCAACAGGATATTTTGATATATTCACCAATCCTAAAAACTTTGCAAGTGCTGTTCATTCTCAATATTCTCCGTATGAGCGATCAAGAAATCCAGAACAAGCAAATCACAGATTTGTGGAAAAATATTTTGCTGGAATTGCAACACAATCTGTATATTATTATGAAGGCGGCGGAGCAGCTGCTTTTTCTAATTTAGCACCGAGTTTTAGATGGTGGCCAGATACATTAAATCCAAATGAAATTCACTCAAAATGTTTAACTTTAAATCCTTCAAAACTTATAGAAAATAAAATTGAAAGAGCAAATATTCATACTCCGTATGGTGCATTTAAGAGTCCAATGTATACTGGTGTTGGATTGTGGGCTACTATTGGAAGACAAAGAGGATATCCTTGGTTAACCAATAGATATACTGGTGATGATTGGCGATACGATCAGTATCTTTTGACTAAAGAATCCACAACCATACGAGATTTATTACCAGATCCTGTAAATACTTCCAGAGATGCTTCACTTGGTATTCTTGTTGATGGTGTTGCTGACAGTAAATTAAATGATTTACATAGGGATTTAAGTTTCCCTGTTGGAACTGTTCCTTTTCCTATTGATTACAATGGCAATAATCATAACAATGGTGGATATCCGTATGCAATAAAGGTTGGACCTGCTTTCTTACCATTTCCTACTGGAATAACTTGGAATGGTGGTTGGTGGAGTGGTGAAGGTATTACTCTTAACTTTAATATAGAAACAATGGTGTTGAATAATGGACAATCAATAAATTCTAGACCAAATTTAGTAGATACGACCTTTAATCCATCGGGTATTCCTTTTAATTATTGGAATAAATTTACTGGATTTAGAGGACTTTCTTATGGATACTTTCAAGCAAATTTAGATAGTTTAAATCAATTAAGCTTGGACTGGGGAGACAAGATAGAATTTATTGCACATCTTGGTGGTATGCATGGTATGCCTAGAGTTCCAGATAATCTTTATCTAGATCCAACAGTTCCAGAAAATGTAAGATACATGAAATGGAGATTTAATGCTGCCGTTTCTCACTGGAAGGAAAAATTCAAATCTCCTATTGATGGATTTGCTCATGTTTTCTTTGATGCTTCAATTTTAACAGAAAGAACTTATCATACATTCAAAGGACCAGATTATTTAACATGGGATAATGTTTTACCATCTGGTGTAAGTTTTGTTGAAAATATACCTTTTAGTTGGGCTAAAGACCAATATAATTATACTAGAGGCATTTCTAGCCCAAATCCAGACAAAGGTGTTTTATTTGGAGTTGAAAGACATTCTGTATTTTATTCATTTAAATGGGAAAATAGACAATCTGAACAACAAAGATTTAAGAATGACCCTGCGCCAATGCACTGGTGTAATGATGATGATGCTGCACCTGATTTATATTCTTCTAGTTTTGATTTATTATGCGCTCAACGAAAATATGGAAGAGATTATGTCGAAAGTATATGGAAATCAAATGGTAGAAAAAAACTTGGAGAAATACTTTCACATGAAAATCCAGAAGTAAATAATGAATTTTTAGATGTTTATCCGTTTTATTATCAAACATTTATAGAACATGATGGAACCTCTTTAAAATGGAAAAAAGTGCAAGGAACAAAATATGGAAACTATAATGATCCTGCTGCCACAGGAGTTCCTTGGAATCAAGATAGAAGATTTAGATTGTTTTATCATTTTCCATTAATGTTAGCATTGAATGCAACTATTGTCGATTACATGCACAGTGGTTTGGGATATTGTGCGATGCCATACCAGAGCACTCAACCGAGTGGTTGGTTTGATGTTAGATTAGGAACAGATTTTGTGGAAGGTATGGAAAATAAACCATATCCTTTCGTATCATCAGACCCATTTCCAAGAAAAACACCAATAACCCCACCTCAAAATTATTGGACTGGAAGTTACGAATCATCGGAGTTTGAATTGCTTTATGCATGTATGAAAGGTGGAATAACAATGGGATTAGATTCTCTTGGGTTCACTAATTTATACGATCAGCTTCCATAAATAATTTTATGTTAATAGCAGGAATAGACTATTCATTAAATGGCCCAGCAATATGTGTATTTAATGGTGATACATTTTCTTTTAGCAAATGTAATGTTTATTATTTAACAGATACACAAAAATATTGTAAAACCTTTCTTAGTAATATTCATGGTGAATGTTTTCAAGATTACGATGGAGATTGTGAAAGATATGATACAATTTCAGATTGGGTATTAAGAATATGTGCTGGTGTTGAACAAGTTGCGTTAGAAGGATATGCTTATAATGCAACTGGTAGAGTTTTTAATATCGCAGAAAATACTGGAGTATTGAAATATAAATTATATCAACAGAGAATGCCAGTCGAAGTTGTAGAACCAACGCATGTAAAAAAATATGCAACTGGTAAGGGAAATGCAGATAAAGAATCTATGGTAAAAACTTTTTATATGGATACTGGTTTGGATTTACAACAAATAATAACTCCAAACAAAGAAAAAGTATCAAGTCCAGTTACCGATATTGTTGATTCTTTTTATATTTGCAAATATCTTTATAAAGTAATAAAGAGTATATAAGAAACAACCCCCTTTCGGGGGTTGTCAGGCCTTAGATACTCTCTAAGGGGTTTTTACTGGTTTCTTTTGAAGTGGATCTACTTCAGTCACATATGAAGGTGGTACGCAATACCATCCTTCAGGTAAGCCCACTTGGTGGTTGCTGAGTACCCATTGCCCCTGTTGGAGTGTGTATACTCTGGTTCGGCAGTTGGGGCCCAGACGAATTGGTGAGTCCTCTGGGATGAAGACGGTTCTGCTCCCGCAGCCACTCATCAATCCTAGAACCAGCACGACGAAGACGCTCACGATCATAATCTGCATCGACCGCAATGTTACTGGCTTGAATTCTTTTTTCAAGCCAATTGAAGAGGGCGAGCGCGACTTGTGCAACAATTTTTTCAAGCATTTTACTCCATTATATAATTATTGATAATTAAGCAGCTGGTGGTGTTGTGCCATTATTTGAGGCATCTTTAGCAAGAATAAGACCTACACCAGCAATTACAGCAGCAATTGCTGAAGCAAAGTCTGCATTGGTTGCTGCATCTCCGTCAAACATAGCGGTCAAAACTGCTCCAACTGCAACTAATATAGCACCGATACCTGCGATTGTCGTATTTTTATTGTTCATTTAGAACTCCTTTAATAGTATTTATAAGACTTTGTTATTTGGTTATGATAAAGTTACCCCTCCAGATGCGTATATTTGTTGCATCTGGGTAAACATCCCATGCCAAATTAATCATTTTCTTCTCTATATTTCTGTCTCTTTTTGACTTGTTTATCTGTGTTACAGTATATTGACCGTTTAATGCCGCATTGAAACCGTGTTTAGGCGCTTCAAAATTAGGCACTTCCAGAAGTAAGTCCTGAACAGGTATTATTATAGTTTCGGCGTTAGCTAATGGTGTAAATAATAGAACTAGACTGAGTAAAAATGTTTTCATCTGCTTTTTCCTTTGTATGGTTTAGGTCCTAAATCTTTTGAAGGAATAAACTCATCCTTTGGTTCTTTTCTTCCCTCCGATGGTTTACCAGATGGTTTCCTTTCGTCTTTAGGACGGTTAGGATTGTCTCCAGCGGGTTGCCCTTTACCGACAGGGGGTACGGAGGTTTCTGCAACGAAAGTCTTAAACGATTTCATCTTTTCTCTCTTGCTTTCAACATATCTTTTACTCTCTCCCTTGCGGCAACTGCCTCTGGAGAAATGGTTCCAGATCGACTTTCTAGTTTTTTAATCGCTTTTACAACTCTTTTCATTCTTCCTTCTTTATTTCCAGGCGAAATGGCAGCTGCTTTTTGAACTATTTTTGGAGTTGTTGTGTCTTCTTGGGATTGCTGTCTTGCCCTGATAATTTTATACATTGTTCTAATTGCATGTGGTATGCTACTTCTATCCCCAGAAGCAGAACCTGAACTTAATCCTGCTATTTTATTTTTCCCATCAAATATATGAATATGTTTAGAACCTTTTTCTACTCTGAATCCGTGTTTATTTGCAATAGAAATAACATCTTTATTTGTTGCATTGGTTTTAGATAATCCAAGTATTCTACTACCTTTTCTTAATTCTTCTTCGTTTAGAGAATTCCATATTTCTCTCAGAACACTTATTCTTCTTTTTCTCTTACGAACAATAGTTTCTTCTGGTTTGCCTGGAGTCACGCCTGTTACTGCACCAGAAGATGCCGTCATTGCTCCTGCCGACATTGCACCATCTTCTTGAACAGGTCCAAATCGAGTCAACGAGTTTGCTCTATTTCTTGCACTAAATCCTTTTGGACCTTCTCTCGTTAGTTTTGCCATTGTTCCACCAATAACAGAAACCAATCCTTCGTGCTCTTCTCCCTGTGCAGGATGAAGTTCACTTACTCCATGATGTTCTGCTAGAGCATCTAACATATGATGTTTAGCAGTAGTTAAATGTTGTTGATGTCTTAATAATGCTTCTATATGTGGTTTGTGTTGATTAATATGATTTTCAAGTTCAGAAATTAATGCAGACTTTCCCTTGTCTGATAATTTTTTCTGAGTTGCTTTTTCCATGTATGCTTTTGAAGTTTTTGCTGGAGATATAGCTCTGTGAATATATTTTTTCATTGCAGATAAACTTCTTTTACCTGTGGTAGCGACAACTTCGTTTGAATATTCTTGAAAAAACTTAGCAAACTTTTTATTCTTGTGTAAATTTCTTGCGTAATCTGCTACTTCTGGCGTTAATTCTGATTCTGCTTGTCTAAGTGAATGTGATATTGCTTTATGTCTGGCGGCACTTAATTTTGCAGCACCTCTTGGTAATTCTAATTTTGGAACAAATATAGAACGACTTTGTAATTGTTTATGGTCTGGTTTTCCGATTCTGAGTAAGTTTCCTTTTTCATCAAGTTTCAAATGACCGTGAACAGCAATTCCAATTTCGTGGTGAGTTGGATTATATGCTATGGTATTTGGTTTTGCATGTCCTTCTGATGTTAATTGTCCTTTGTGTGCCCATAGCAAATCACCTTGAAAAATATGACCTGGTTGAATTGTCATATGTTTTGTGTGATGTAACAGACGAAGAGCATCTGGAGCCCAGGGGGCATCGTGTTTTTTTAGTTGTTCTTCTGTGAATACTTTTCCAGATTTATATCCAGCAACATGCTCACCTGTTGGCAATCTACCGAATAAAGCACTCACACCGCCGTCTGCTTTTATATCAACACTATGACCGTGTGTTTGTTTTCCCTGAAACCAATCATGCATTGCTTTCATGTGCTTTAAACCAAGATGGGGATCAACAACACCTTTATGTGGAGTGTATGACCAATCTCCAGTGTGTGTCATATGTCCAGTAGTTTCTACTTCTTTTTTTGATTCATCTTGTTCAGTCAGTAACATAGTTTCCCCTAGATATTGTTCTATTTCTTGTTTTACTTCTTCTGGATTTTCTCCATAGTCCTCGGCAAGAAGTGAAATTCCAGTGGTTAGATAATTTAAGCGTGCTTTGATTGATGGATTTGGAATCATATTCAATAGCACTTTAAGGTTGATAATCAACCTATCAAATACACTTATTTTTCCTTCGGGATTCATTATAAAATTACCACGCTTGTCAATTACACCAGCGCGATAAGCTTGCATATCTGTAAAGTCTGTTGTTAATGCTTTTACAAATTTATAAACAGTGAATGAATTTACAACTTTATTTAATTCTCTTGATGTTGGTCTTCTTTTATAATTCCTGTTCATTTAAGTTCTCTTAATATTTTATCAATTCTATGG